GCTTCAAGCCGATTCAATGTTGACGGCGGTGCAAAGCCCGCCACATTGATCGGTGCAGTTGACATTTATGTCTCTGATTTTGGCAATGTGTCTGTGATTGCCAACCGCTTCCAGCGTGAGCGTGATGCGTTTGTGCTTGACCCTGACTACGCCAAGATGACTGTGCTGCGTCCTTATCAGCAGATCGAACTGGCCAAAACAGGCGATGCCGACAAGCGCATGCTGCTGGTCGAGTACGGCTTGAAGGTGTTGGCAGAGAATGCTCACGGCTTGGCCGCTGACTTGGTTACTTCTTAACAGTAAGCAACGGGAAGGGCCAGAGAAATCTGGCCCTTTTTTAAATGATTGACAAAAGACTATTTAGCGAAAACAAAGATCAAGGCATCACCCGCTACTGGCATGAGAATACTAATACCGGCGATGTGACCATTGAGACTGAGCAAGACATCACGGCAGTCATTGAGGCCAACAAGGCCGTCTACAACGCTGTGGACGGCAAGGCCAACTGGAATGGAGAGTGGCACTTGGTGGCATCCATACCCGAGGCTCTCTATTACAAGATGAAAGCTGAAGGCAAGATCGATGATCAGGAGTACATGAAGCGGTGGCTCAACGACTCCGACAATCAGTTCTTTAGAACACGACCTGGGAAAGTATGAACTACATTGCGGTCTGCACTCCAGCACGGGACATGGTTCACACCATGTACAGCTACGACTTGGTGAACATGGTCGCGTATCACACGATCAACACCAATGACGCTGTGAGCCTCAAGATCTCTCAAGGCACATTGATTGCCAACCAGAGGGCAGAGTTGTCACTGGACGCAATGGCCGAGGGCTGCACCCACATCCTGTTCATTGACTCTGACATGCGGTTTCCGCAAGACATGATTGAGCGCCTTTTGAAGCATGACCTAGATATTGTGGCGACCAACTGCGCACGGCGTAGAATGCCCACTGGCCCGACAGCGCAGCTTTACAAAGAGAACGGCGACAGAGAACTGGTTTGGACGATGCCAGAGTCCACCGGACTGCAAGAGGTGGGGTCTGTGGGTATGGGCGTGATGCTCATCAAGGCCAATGTCTTTGCGGCACTGGCCGAGCCTTGGTTTGAGACGCCTTGGCGCGTGGACAAACGAGGCTATGTTGGTGAGGATGTCTTTTTCTGTCAGAAAGCAGCGGCTGCTGGCTTTAAAATATGGATTGATCACGATGTCTCCAAAGAGATTGGCCACATCGGGACTTTTGAATTCAAGCATGACCACACCTGGGTGATGAAAGAAATAAAGGCAGTCTGATGGCTCTGACAACCTACACCGAATTGAAGGCATCCATTGCAGACTGGCTCAATCGGTCAGACCTGACGGCGGCTATCCCTGACTTCATCTCTCTGGCCGAGGCGCAGATGGAGCGCACACTGCGCACCAGACAGATGATCGTCAGGGCCAATGCGTCATTCAATGCCGAGTACGGCGCAACGCCGAATGACTTTTTGGAGGTCAAGTCCTTCAAGCTCAGTGGCACTAATCCAGTTACCCCGCTGTCGTTTATGACTATAGATGCGCTGGATGCAGAGGCAACAAAATTCACAGCCAGTGGCAGGCCAAGTTTCTTTGGCGTGGTTGGCCAACAATTCAGACTTGTGCCAACACCAGACACCAACTATGCGACTGAGTTGACTTACTACGCAAAAATAAGCAAGTTGTCGGCATCGGTGGCCACCAACTTTATTTTGGAGTCCAGCCCTGATGCCTATTTGTACGGAAGTCTGCTGCAAGCTGCGCCATACCTTCAGGATGACAATAGAATTCAGGTGTGGGCAACGCTGTATGAGCGCGCCTTGACTGACCTGCAAGTTGCTGATGACCGAGGTGCGACATCAGGCGGTGCGCTTTTAACCCGTGCAAAAACTTTTGGATAAATATGATTACGACCACCAAAGGCGAGATGGACGAATCATTGCTGGAAAAGCGTGAGGGGTCATTGGATAACGATACCGAGACAACGACTTGGGTCGAGTACTGGCTTGATGGCGAGTTAGTGCATCGATCTGTCCACATGGCGCTCAAGCGCGGTGTTTTTGCTGATGGCATCACTGAACAAATTTAAGGAAATAAATCATGGCAAATACCCAGGCGATGTGTACCAGCTTCAAAGGTGAGCTGCTTGTCGGTCATCACAACTTTGGCACGGGTGTGACCCGTGGCTCTACTGCTGCCGACACCTTCAAGGCTGCGCTGTACTTGGCATCTGCCACAGTCAATGCGGCCACTACGGCCTACAGCGCTACCAATGAGGTGAGTGGCACTGGCTACACTGCCGGCGGCGTCACAGTGACCTTTGGCACGGCGCCAAGCACCAGCGGCACTACAGCCTTTGTGACCCCCAGCGCCAGCATCACTTACTCTGCTGTTACTCTGTCCACAGCGTTTGATGCTGTCCTGATCTACAACAGCACGCAAAGCAACAAGGCGGTCAGCGTCCACACCTTTGGCTCACAGACTGTCACCGCAGGGACATTTACGCTGACCATGCCCGTCAATGACGCCAGCACCGGCCTGATTCGGCTGGCTTAAAGGGGCAGCAGCATGGCTGCTTATGGGACAGGCTATTACGGCCTTGGTGTTTATGGCATAGGCAATGTTGTCATCACTGGCAACCAGGCGACTGGTGCTGCTGGTAACTTGCTGGCCGACAGGTCTGTCCAAGAGGACGGCACGATTGCCACAGGCAATGTTGGCACAGTTGGACTGACTGTATCCATTGCCATCACGGGCAATGCGGCCACGGGTGCTGTTGGCTCTGTATCGGTATCCTCGACCAACGCAGTCACCGGCAATGCGGCGACTTTGTCAGTTGGCAGCGTTACCCCGAGTCTTGTATTTGCTGTCACCGGCAACACGGCCACAGGCTCTGTCGGCTCTGTCAGCGTCACCAGCACAAAAGCGGTCACCGGCAACAGCGCCACGGGTGCTGTCGGCACATTGAGTGCCGAGGTCATATCGTTTCAAGCTATCACTGGTGTTGAGGGTACTGGTGCAGCCGGCACTGCTGCCGGCGTCATCTCGGTTGAAATCAGCGGCAATGCGGCCGCTGGTGCTGTCGGCACTATGTTTGGGTTTGGCTGGGGTGCGATACCAGATGCAGCAGAAACTTACACAACAATTGGCGACACGACAGAAAATTGGACGACAATCACTGATAATTCAGAGACTTGGACAGCAGTCTAAAAGGAGCAGAAATGGCAGATACCACCACCACCAACCTACTACTGACAAAGCCAGAGGTAGGTGCATCTACAGACACTTGGGGAACAAAGGTCAACACCGACCTGGACTTAATCGATGCGCTGTTTGATGCAGGGCCATTTCTCAAGGTTGCAAAGGGTGGTACAGGAGCCGCAACACTTGCAGGTGCAAATATTCCCGTGACGAATGTGGCAAACACATTTACTGCACTCCAGACATTTAGCGGCTCGACCAGTGTTGCAGACCTAAAGACCTCCAACATTCTTGAGGTTGCAACTGTCTCAGCAACTGCGGCCACGGGCACGATCAACTTTGATGTCACAACCCAATCGGTTCTGTACTACACCACCAATGCCAGTGGCAACTTCACTGTGAACTTTAGGGGTTCTAGCGGTACATCATTGAACACCATCATGGCTACGGGCGAGTCTTTGTCTGCCACATTCCTGGTGACCAACGGCGCTACGGCTTACTACAATTCTGCTGTCACTGTCGATGGTTCTTCTGTCACTCCAAAATGGCAGGGTGGAACAGCACCGACAAGCGGCAATGCAAGCTCCATTGACAGCTACACCTATGTGATTATCAAAACGGGAGCAGCAACATTTACTGTGCTGGCCTCTGTAACCAAGTTCGCATAAGGACACGCAGATGCCCCGTCTATCAAAAATTGGAGCCGCCGCTCTTGCCGCCTTTGGGTGGACAGGACTGCAATCGGTTGATGTCAGCTACCTTGTTGTTGGTGGTGGTGGTGGTGGTGGGTCTGATGCTGGCGGCGGCGGCGGTGCTGGTGGTTTTAGAACAGGAACATTATCCTTAAACCCAACGCTTTCTTTTGCGGTTACTGTAGGCGCTGGCGGTGCTATAAATACTCCTTCTAATCGAGGAAGTGTTGGTGGTGATTCTGTATTTAGTACCATTACCTCTAATGGCGGTGGCGGTGGCGGCGGTGATGCACAAAGGGCTGGTGGCGCAAACGGAAATGCTTCTGGCGGCGGCGGTCAAGGAAACTCTGGCGGTACGGGCGCGGCTGGCGGTACTTATGGTAATGCTGGTGGTAATGGTTATGGCGGCAATCCATATACAGGCGGTGGCGGTGGCGGAGCATCTGCCGCAGGAGCAAATTCAGTTGTAGGTTCTGGCGGTAACGGTGGAAATGGAACTGCGTCTTCTATTTCAGGTGCATCAGTTACATATGGTGGTGGTGGTGGCGGTAGTTCTGGAGATACTGGAACTGGTGGTTCTGGTGGTTCTGGTGGAGGCGGCGGTGTC